CCGGGGGTTGAGATTGCTCCCCCGGAACGGCGGCGCCCGCCGGCGCATCCGCGACGGCAGGCAGAAACAGGCGGTTCATGATTCCGAAAATCTTCATAGGTTCAAAGCCTCAGCTCCGAAGCGGGTTCCACCGTAGAGGTCGGCGCGTTTCGACACATACGGCCGAACGCACGTCGCGCAAAGAAGCTGGTAGATCCCGTCTTTCGGAACCACGTACATACGGACTGATTCGACTCCGATCGCGCTGTCCCGCAAAAAATCCCAACTCGCCCCGCACGCCTGGCAGCCGGGCATACCTTTGCCGCCCAGAAAATCAATCGCCTTGTTGTGCCAGTCGAGGCAGTAATCGCAGATCGTCTGCGCATCGGTCAGCTTGTGGGTACGCCACGCCGGGCGCGTCTTGCTGCAGTAGTGGCACTTCACCGGCACCACGCCCGGTACGTTCTGCCCGTTCCCCGTCATCGGTCGGTCGGCACGTCTATCCGCATCACGACCGGCTGGGCAGGCTTCTGCGCCGGCGGCACGGCCGGGACGGCGAACAGCACCGAAAACGGACCCGCGCAGCGCCCCGCTGCGATAGCCATCGTGGTCTGCAGGCCGTCCTGCTGGTACTGGATGATCTGTTTGGCGGTGAGCACGCCCGACAGATCGGGCAGAATCACCTTGATCAGTTCCGCGCCCACCACAATCGCCACGCCCGTTCGGTTACCTCCCGCAATCAGTCCGGCCGCTTTGGAATCGACCGCGGCGTTTGCCGCGCCCTTCAGCCACGCAACCGGATTCTTATTGGCAGCTTTGATCTGCGAGTTGGCAACGAGGTTGATGGCGTCCTGGCGGCTGAACGCCTGATAGCCCGCGTTGGTGCGGATCGCCGCAATCACGTCGGCTTCGCCGTACGTGATGTTCGTCGTCCCGCGATCGCAGCCGGTCACTTCGCCGAACGCCGCCCACTTCGGCAGCGGGCCATACTTCTGCTCGACCAGTTGCAGCGGCGGCCAGTTCACCACCAGTTCAACCGGCACTGTGGCCGTCTGGGCGTGAGCCAGCGCCGCGCAGAGCAGAGCCCACATGCAGAGCAGGGAAATGCCGAAGCTTCTGATCATGCGTGAGCCGCCCGGGCCCGGTGCAGGTTTGCCCCGAGGCACCGGCAGATGACTGGCTTAATCTGTGAGATCCACGCGCACTCCGGATCGTGCAGGATCAAGATGCGCAGCTCACCGCCCGCCGCGGTTGCCAGCGCGACAAATCCGCCCCGGTCCTCGATCAGGTAGTTACAGCCCGACGGATCGCCCGAGTCCGGCGTCACCGTAATGCCCGATAGAGCCAGACACGCGGCCAGCGTGGCCATGCGTGCCGGACTTGCCGGTCCGATCACCAGCGGTTCGTTCACTTGGCGTCGTCTGCAGCTTTGTCGGCAGCGGTTTTCTTAACGTCAGCGGCCTTCTTCTCGGCAGCGGCTTTCTTCGCTGCGCGGTCTTTGGCTCTTGCGGCTTTTTCCTCGGCCGAAGGCTCAAACTCTTCGCGCAGATATGCCGCATCGTCGCCGGTGGCTGTCACGTTGTTCGCGCCGAGGCTGATCGTGACGTCCTTTTTCTGGAAATTGATGTGGGTGATCTGATCGACGTTGATCGCCACGCCCGTGGAAAGGTGGATGAAGTTGTCTCGCATACGCAACTTATTCGACAGGTCGCGGCGGGACGGGAGGCACTACCGCAACGGGAGCCGTAACAACCGGCATACCGTTTTGTGAATCCGCCGGGGCGGCTGCCTTGCCCTCGGCCAGTCCCTGAATCACCCCTTCCGCATGGGCATTCTTCGCGTGCTCCGCCATAAAGGCATCGAGCCGGGAATTCACGGACAGGTGCGTTTCCTGCGATTTCAGGAACGCCAGCACGGCGGCAATCGTGGGCGCCAGACCCTTCGCGACGTTGCCGACTACGTCGATCCAGTCCGACTGCGGGCGTGCCAGCAGTATCCCCATCACGAGGGAAGCGCCAATCAGCACCAGAATGACGACGGCCCAGACGTAGATCGCCGTCTCCGGCTGCCGCGATTTAGGTGTGGGTGTCATGGGTTGTTTACCGTGTCGCCTTCGCCGTAATCTCTTTAAGAATCCGGGGCGGCAGATCGAGCACGGTGCGCAGCGCCGTCACCCGGCCCTGCGCGCGCCGAAGGTCGACAGCGTCTTTTTGCAGTTCGCAGTCCGATTGCGCCCGCAGAAGATCGGCGCGGATACGCTCGGTGAACAGCGCAAACGAGCCGGAGTTCAGCATCGCGTCGAAGCGTTCGGCGTCGATCTGGTCGAGGCGCCTGGCGGCAATCGTTACGGCCGGCGGCATTACATCCCGTCGCGGTCGGTGTCGGGAGCGGGCGGCCACGCCTTCTTACCCGCGCCCTTTGGCGGGGCTTTCGGCGGAGCGGCGGCTTTCGGCCCTTTAGCGGACATTCCCATGCCTCCGCGGGCGGCCATCATGTCGTTGAAATGCGGGGTTGCTTTCATGCGGTATGATTCGACATGCCGGGCGCGGCCTAATTGAAGCGAAGTTTCGATGGTTGCCCCACGCGAAGGGTTACCGCAGTTTTCCGCGCCCGGCTACCTCTTCCGAACACGACGCCCCAGTCGTCGTCTTCATCGAACGTGAAGTCGTCGGGGGGCACGCCGGATTATTCGACGTGCAACCCAATATATCGCCAGTCACGTGAAACATTCCGTTTCAAATCGAGTTACTGCTCGTGCTGAACTTCGGCGTGCGACGGGTAGACCGCCGGCGGGTTCGCCCCCGGGTTGCCTTTCACGGGCGCAGGTCCCCGGTTCTCCGCCCGTTTGCCTTCGAGTGCGCTGCCGAAGATGCCCGACGGGAAGTTCACCACGCCGCCCGGCTGCCCCTGCGGCGTGCCGTTCTGGATCATCTGCCCCGCCGCCTGCACGGCCTGTTCGATAATCGCCTGCTGCAGCTTCTTCTGCTGCAACTGCGCGATGTGCTGCATGTAATGGACTTCGAGCGCCTTCTGGGCCACCGGATCGCGGTTCGGATCGGTCAGCGACTCCTGATGATCGCGCCAGTGCCGGATCATGTGCACCTGGTCGTTATCCATCGGATTGACGTGTACCTGTTCGCCCTGCTGGATGCGTACCCACTCTTCGCGCGGGTCAATCGATATGTCCGGAGCCGGTGGTTCGGCCACCAGATCCGCGAAGTTCGGATCGCCGAGCGCCTCGTGCGCGTCCCTCGTTGTCGCCCAGAGCGCGCGGGGGTTCTGCACAATAAGGGGATTCTGCAGATCGAGCTGGTAGCGCGCCAGCGCCTGTTCCTTCTTCACTTCCCTTGACCAGAGCGAGTTTGCAAACTTCAGCCGGAAATCGTAGCGCCCGTCGCGGTCCTCAATCGACAAGGCCGATGCCCCGTTGTTCACCTCGAACAAACCGTCGGCGTCTTCTTCCGTGACCCTGAAGAACGTCTGCGGCGGGGTGAACATGTATTCGAGTTCCCAGAAATGCTGCAGCACCAGCGCCATGTCCTCCTGCAGCACTTTCGTATCGAGCGAGATCCGGACGTTGCCCTCTTCGAGCAGCATGTGAGTCTGCGCCGCCGTGCGGGGCGCGTTCGGGCGATCCTGCTGGCGGCCGAGCTGCATATCGGTGAGCCCGGTCAGCTTTTCTCCGTAGCCAACCACCGTTTGCTCCTTCCACACAGCGGACTGCAGATCCGCGCCGATCTTGAACTCTTTCAGATCGCGCGATGGATCCTCCATCGGAATGAACAGGCCCGGTTCGGCCTTGAACGTGTCGGCGTTGAGTCCGGACGCCGGACGGTAGCCGAACATCGGCGTCTGCGCAAACTGCGCCGCCTCGGTCGTCTGGTTGTGATTGACCTTCAGTTCGTCCTCGAGGTCGATCAGCATTTCGCCCATGCCGGGCGACCAGTATGTCCCGTCCTTGCACATGCTGGACTCGACGAACGGACGGCGCCGCTTCATCGTGGGGTACAGCGTCTCAAGATCCTGAATCGAAACGATCAGGTTCAGTTCTTTGATGTACCTCACGACGTACTCGCGCTGGAACATCTCGCGCTTATCGAAGTCCCACTCGCTTGCGTCTTTGGTCGAGCCGCCGCCCTTTTTCCCCACGCCGCCCTTGAGCGGCCGCCAGCGTCCGTACCATTCGAGCACCGTGACCCACTCGCCCGATGACAGCGGATGCTGGTACATCACGCCTTCCGCTTCGTCCTTTTCGAGCTTGATTTCTTCGCCGCGGAAGTCGCGCTGCGTGCCGTGCTGCGCCATGTTGAGCAGCGTTTTCCAGTTCTTCGTGATCCCCTGGTAGCGGTCGTCGCGTTCGCCGCGCAGCAGATCGTCGGGCGTGACCCGGTAACGGCGGATGACGAACGAGAAGTCGTGGATCGTCTTGACGTCCTCCGCCGGCAAGATGATGTCGTCGGGCCACTGCGGCTCGAATGCCGGGCCTTCGTAGTCCACCACGTCCTCGCCCGCAACCTCGTACGTGTCGCGCTTCCACGGGCTGTACGAGATGGATTTGCCGAAGATGCACTTGCGCAGCACGAACTCGCAGAACGGCGAGAGCAGCTTCATCGAATTGAAGACTCGCCAGGTCATGTACCGGCTGATCTTCTTGTCTTTGCGGTAGTCGGACGGCCCGACGGGCACGGCCACGATTTCGGCGTCGTCCCCAAAAAGCGAATCCATCTCCTTTGCCCATTTGGTGAAGATGTTCCACCGGATGAAAGGCACCGGCACGTTCGAGGCGGTCTCTTCGCCCGCCTGCGGCACGTCCACCATCGAGCGCCAGCGGCGGTAGAACTCGCGCCAGCGGTTCATGCGCCGGTTGTGATCGGAGATCGCCGATTCGTAGTCGTGCTGAATTTTCTGCGCGATGCGAGACACTTCCGCCGCTGCCCACTTGAGCTGGTACTCCACCTGAATCGGCGCCGCCGGATCGACGGGCGGGGGCGGGGGCGGCGTGGCCGGCGGAGCTGGCGGAGCGGGCGGGCCCGGCGGGGGCGCCTGCGACGGGGGGGCTTGCGATTGCAGCGGGCCTTTCTGCGCGGGCTTCGGGGGCTGTGGTGTCACTAGTCAGTGATTCGACTAGGGCAGCGTCACAACCTCGATCTGGTCGCCGTTATGCAGAAAACCGGGGTAGAACCGGATCTTGCCGTCTGCCGAGACGGGGTAATAATCGATGCCAGGCGCCTGAAACAGGCCATTGAGAAACACGAGCACCTTGCCGCCCTGCAGAGCGGGAAAGGCCGCTGCGTCCGTCACGGTGTAAACGCGCACGGCAACGGGCGCAGATGGCGGCGCCTGCGCAATCAGGCTCAACCCCGCCAGAGCGGCCGCGACGAGCGTTAGTCCTTTATCCATTCCTTTGCCTCTTTTTCCGCTACCGCTCGTTCCCGCATGATGCGCCGCTCCTCGGCCAGCTGGGTTTTGGTCGAGTGCTCGTTTGGGTCTTTCAGGATGCCGTACGTCGCCAGAAACGCCATGCGCTTCGCCCGGCTCCGCTTCGATGCGCAGCGGTGGCACCCCGGTTTCCCGCAATTACATTTCGGTCTCAGGCTCCCGACGTCGCTTTCGCGGCGATCGGCACGGGATTGTACCGCCGCGGCCCCGACTGCGTGACAAT